AGATTTGAATGAGTTCCGTCCACCCTTTAATACAACATAAGGTACTTTGGAATACCAAACTTCCTTAAATGTTGGATTAACTTCTTTGCTTAACCTAAATATAAGTTTATGTTTTTGTTTAGTCGCCATCAACATCAACGTCCTTTAAATCATCAACAATAACCACTTCAACCGGTTTCGTATCTTCACTTCGCTCGCTTGCTTCAACTTTAGCAAGTTCTGCTTCAGCTTTCGCACGTTCGGTTTCGACACGAGTACGTTCCTTGATTGCGGATGAAACGTTTTGCCACTTATCAGGTTGACGGTTCTTCAACCAGAATATAATAGATGTTGAGTCGGCAGGCATATGCTTTTTCGTTATCTCGACTTTCTTTTTCAATTCGCCATTTACAACTTCCTGTATTTCTTTACGTTCTTCATAATCGTACCCGATCGCTCGTTTGAACAATGCGTTCTCGATTTCATAGTCAGAAACTTCCTTACCCTTTTTTAGGGACTCGTCTATCTCAGGATATTTCTTTTTCCAAACGTATAATGTACCTACATTTATTCCAATGTTATGGGCTATCTGTTTATCTGTCAATCCATCCCTAGCCCATCCTTCAAGAAGTTTCTGACCTTGCTCGGTTAAATATTCATGATACATACCCCTTGCCATTAATTATCAACCCCCTTACTATACAAAAAAAAGAAGGACAAAGCCTTCTTTTATTCGATTAATCTGTAACACCTTCAATATCGAAAATGGATTGTTGAACATTGGTCATTTCTCGCTGTTCACGAACAATAAAATCTTCGACTGTATCACCCATCATTTTACCTTTCCATGTATGTTTATCATACGCATACTCTGGTATTTCTTTTGGTTCTTTCCGAACTTCTTCAAAATAAGCATTAATTTCGTCATCCGATATTCCATACTGTTTATCATAAATAAAGTTTGAAAGTAAATCAGCATCACGATTGTGTTTCCATCCTGCTAGCAAAATAACTGCTTTGGATATAAATACTCGCCCACCCATGTTATCTCGCTTTTTACCTTGATTGATAAATAAAAATGAATCGTGCAAGGCTTTCACTTCCTGAGTAATATAAGGACCGTAACAATCTTCAGCAGATATTGTTAACAATCTTTTCCAAACATACTTGTGATATGTGGGAAACAATTCAAGGGCAAAGTACCCCGCTAATTCAGTATCACTTCTTCTAATCGCTTTTTGTAATGCACTAGCCACTTCGTAAAAATCATATCCGTTTTTTGTTATCAAGTTTCTACTCATTTTAAAACTTCCTTTCTTTTCTTATATACCTATTATAGCAGAGTTTAGGTTAATATCAAGTTTAAATCAATCTTTTTTTGTCATTTTTTCGGTTTTCGTTTTTCGTTAAATTTTATCAGGTCTAGCAATAATTGAGCATCGTTTGCTTCAGCAATGGCCGGTATATCTTTATCATAACAATGACTTTCCCACCATTCATGGTCGTTATATACGAACGTGTTACTAGGATGCACTCTTGGGTCTAAGATAAATAATTCCCTTAACCTATCGTAATTTACATCATACCGATCAGCTATGTCTTTAAACTGGTGCATGAATGAAACTTTGTATGCAAGCCATGAATTTTCCATGTATTTTACTAACTCAGCTTCTCTAAACGGAACATGGTAGAATCGGTGTCGGGCATCATAGACAGTCTGTAAAATTTGTTGAGCCTTACTTGTGTTTTCAATCTCTCCACCTAAAATCGTAAAATCAAAATCATAATTACTTGAATGTTGAGTTACTCCATAATACTCAGGACTGATAACAATTTGCTTACCAGTTTCTTTGGTTAATTGTTCGGAAACCGTAGGCAAAATAGCTGACTTAATAATAAATAAATCGGCTTCATTTTCGAGTAAAGCATTTCTCACTTCACTTATATCATTTAGTTCTGTTTTTGTTTTTGGAGTATTTACGCAAATGAAAGCAACATCATAGACTATATTTCTACGAGTATCTATATTTTTATACTTATCATAAGCATCAGAACCTAACTTTTTCAACTCTCTATCTAATTGAGAACCAATCACTCCGTACCCAATAATCAATGAATTAATCATAAACAATCGCCTGCTTTCTTGGAACATTTATTTTTGTTTTCATGTTATTATTATGACCATCTTTTTTAATAACAATAGCGGAACCCCATTTTTTACGCATACCGACTACTGATTCTTCGATTCGTTTTTCGTTTCGATATATTGAACTACCACCCTTATTATTTTCAATACCGACTGAAAATCCAAAACGATTATCGACCCAAACAATTCGATCAACCAACAAACATTGTAGAGCAAAATCCACATCTACTTTAAAAGCATCATTACGGAATCTAAACTTACGACCATTTATTCCAATAATTCCACCAACCCACCCATTTAATATAAAGGGTTCGGTTCCATTATACATCCTAATGTCTTTCATGTTATATCCAAACATACTGACTCCTAAATCTAAACTCATAACGGCAGTATTAATAAACGTTTGTAAAATCTCACCTATATCACTAATATGACGTGTTAACTCGCCTGTATAAGAATAAATTCGGTTCAAATCATCATCCAACATGATAACGGTATTTTCTTCAAAGGTATCGAGTACAAAATTACGAGTCATCCCCAAACCATTTATTTCATTACCGTCATAAGTAACCAAAGGATTATTACAAACTTTTTCATATTCTTCTTTTTCTTCTTCAGGGATAACAACATCCACCCATTCAGGCAAAATGCTTAAAGTTTTATTCGCAATAGAAGATGACCTACCCCGACTAATAACTACGAGCCGTATATCATATTTCTTCAAGTAATTTTTTTCCGCTGAGTACACGACCTACCCCTACTTTCTTTGTGTCGCCATATCCTGCGTCGACTTTTTCAATTCCAAAATGACTGACAGCCTGTAACCAATCATGTTGATTATCAAAAACAAAAACCAAATAATCGTGATGTTCAAAAGTTTTCAATTCCAACTGTTTAATACGTTTTTCTTTTTGCTGTTCTTCTTCAGTTTCAGCTTCACCTTCTAACTCAAAATCGAAACCAAATTGACTCATATAACCATCGTCCAAGTCCATCATTTCTAACTCTAACTTATCCAAATCCCATTCAGCCAACTCAGCTGTTTTGTTATCCGCAATTCGATACGCTTTAATTTGTTCTTCGGTTAAATCATCCGCTCGAATAATCGGTACTTCAGTCAACCCCAATTCCTGACTTGCTTCCCACCGAGTATGTCCTGCAATAATCACATTATCCTTATCAATGACAATCGGCTGTTTAAATCCAAATTCTTTAATCGAATTCGCCACTGCGTCTACTGCGTCATTATTCAATCTAGGATTATTGTAATACGGTACCAACTGATCAACCGAAACAATTTCAATATCCATTTCCATTTTCACAACACCCTTTCAATATTCAATGCAAATTAATTATACCAAAATCAATCGTAACTATCCACTACCATAAAAACTAAAGTCCAACCTACAAATAAGACAAAATAAAAATCGAGTCCAGTTTTCAAAGCGACCCAACTCATGACCCAATGAATCACTAAAACAATAAATGCAACGACCATACTGATCAACCATTTCATTTCACATTTCACTCTCCTGTCGCAAAGTTCAAAGTTAAAAGCCATTTTCTTTATATATAAATATACACTATATTTCTTTATTTATTTTACTATATATATATTATTTACTATATTAACTTACTTAAAATAGTAATAACTTTAATACAATATATAGAGAGCCTTGATATGAAGCCATTTTACTGTCGCAAAGTTTGTCGCAAAGTTCGTAAAAAGTTGAAAAAAAGTTCAAAGTTGAACCAACTCTGTTACACTTTTTTGTCGCAAAGTTTGTCGCAAAGTTGCTTTCTAAGTTTTCTCTAAGTTTTACATGAGAAAATTCTAATCTCAACTTTGTCAACTTTGCGACACATTTTCAACTTTGCAACAACTTTTATACAACTTTGCGACACCCAATATTTCATTTTTTAGTCGATATTCATGAAACTTTATTTCACTTTCCGTTCAAATGACGACTAATTTTTCCATAATATAACCCTTCGCCATTTCTTTTAATTCATTCAAAGAACACATTTTCACTTTGTCATAGTCCAATTTCATCGTTCCATCTAAATAAAACTTTCCATCATCCGACTTGTAACCGAATAAAATAATCACATAAATTGTTTCAGTCGTTGTTTCAATCGTTGTTCCATCCCACGTTTCGATGACTTCATCTTCAAAATCAAACCCATGTATTTCAATCAACTTGATCAACCACCTTTCGTTCTAACCGTTCCACTCGTAAGTCCAAAATATCAACTTCATGTTTTAATATCATGATTATCTTAATCAACTCGTTGACTACATCCGCATTATGATTAACAGCTTCATCAGTGAACTTTATAGCAGTCAGTTCGGATAATCCATCGAGTACCCGAACTAAGTCTGCCTTGTAATCGCCTTGTGAACCCCTGTTTTCCAATTAATCACCCCCATATAAGATTGTGAGTGTTCCGTAAATAACCACTCCCACCAATAAAGGTGCAAAGACGAAAGGGTAGATAAACCGTTCAGCAAATAAAATAAATTGACCGACTAAATAGAAAAAAGCGAATATCCCAATGAGTATCAGTAAAGCCATTGACAAAAATTCCAGTGTTTTCATTCTTCCATCTCCTCTACTTCTTCCCACATCACTGCACGTATTTCATATGACCTGTTAGCCATACCCTTATAATCATCGAGAGACTCTACTTCTACAAAGAAACCTAGTTGGTGGATAAGTTCGATTTCTTTTGTTAGGTCTTGAAAATCAACACCTTTAGAAAACATTATGCTTTTAACTTTCATTCTTCCAACTCCTCTACTAATTCAAAATCAGCATTATCATCAGTAATTCCTAGATTTTCCCATTCGTCTTTGGTTGCTTTAATCGTGTATTCTGATATTACGTTTGGATGCACTTCACTATCCCCAATACTCAGCTCTTCCATGTCGGTGTTGTAGTTCCAATATTTATCGTTAGAGCCAATGTTTTCG